ATAGCATCAGAATAAGTATTATATAACCGCAACCCGCCAAGTTGGTCTACATTAACAAACCAATTGCCTTTAGAATACGCCCACCCTGATACAAATGATAATGTAGAAGCACTGCTAAATTCTACAAAATCACCTGTTACAAAAGCACCAAAGCTAAAATCAAAGCTAAACATTCCTAGCGTTGTATTAACATCAACAGCCCTAATGGTGCCTGTAATTGTATCACCGCTATCTCTGGTAAGTTCTATATTACCAGCATTACCTAAGTAAACGGTCATAGCGTTACGCCCGTTGGTGCGCCAGTAAATTGGAACTGGATGCTAGCCTGCATTACTTCACCAACAGCACAACTTAATTCTGCGCTGGTAATGATGCAACTACCTTGAATGAGTTTGGTGCCCCAGCCAAGTTTGATAGTTAATATATCAGATTCACTAACTACAGCAGTTTTTACCACACGCTCTAGCAATGAAACCGGTGCTGAATCATAATAAAACACAGTGGCGCTACCGCTTATAGTTCTAAGCCCTGGAACATAGCTGCGGTCACTTTCTGTTAATACTGTGGTTTCAAGCGTATCAACCGTGGAACTTACGCTCCAGTTGCTGACCTTAGCTACTTGAGTACCGTTATAGGTTAAGGTGCCATCTTTGCCGCTGTAATAAGTCATGCGTCAAGCACCCCTGTTAACTTAATTGTAACCGACATACGACCAGGCTTTACACTGTTGAACTGTGGCGGCTCAGCGTAGCGATACTGCAACCCGAATGGTGCTGCTGAAAATCTATTGGTGCTGCTGAGTTCCGTGATCCCTGCATCAAAACCGGGGTTACCACTTTTGCTGGTGCTACCCAAGCCAAACAGCCCCAATGTGCCACGGCAATTAGCGTAATGGTCATGGATCAAAGCTGCATCGGCATCGCTGATATTGTCAAAGGACAATGATAGTTCTGTATTACTGCGCCTGTTGCCATATTGCACACGGATTTCCATGCCGTTCTGTGCTGTAAACGTAGTACCTGGAAAATCGCCTGCATTTAGCGATCGTGAGGTAGGGGCAATACTAGGAAAAACCGGACCGACAAAACTCATTGCTCGTTTTGCACCTCAAATAAGCTGTCATCTAAGTTTAGGTAGGTGATCTTGCCGCTTGGCTCTTGCGGTACATGGCTGCCAGTTATTTCTACCATCCCTTCATCATAACTAATGAGTTCAGCCTTGTATACCCGTGCGCTTTGGGCGTCTGCATACACCGTAAAGACTGCGCCAGCGAATTTATTATCCGTCACATACCCATTGCCATCAATTGTCATGGTGCCTTGCTCAACTTCCAGCTTCCCAGATCGCCACCAGTAAACCGTATTTGAGCCGGTTAATTCGCTGCTGGTTACAACTCGGCCATCATCCAATACATAACCGTTTTGGAATTGATCCACATGCCTTGCCTGGCTCGCAAGTTTAAAATACGCCCCAGGCGCAAGTGCTGAGCCTTCCGGAAATGTTTTAAAGGTAACAGTATGCGTTACATAACGGCGCGTTTGAATTAGCAATTTAGCAAAATCAACTGCATGGGCTGCGCTGGTGCAAAAGCCAGTGAAATCCACTGCTTCCACTGGTGCTGATTCTGAATCTGTTTGCTGTGATTCAGCTAACCGCACAAGGATATTACGTGTTTCAGCAAAGCCATCTTCTACCTCATCGCGTAATGTAATTAGTACTTGCGGCGCTAAACGTTGCTCTGCTGGATACCAACTTACCTCCAGCGAATCTTCAATGATATTGCCATCGGTAAATAGCGCTGATATTGTAGGTAACCGGTCATAAGCGCCAGATAATGTGTAGCCCTGCAAGCCTTGGGTAGGACTTACTGGGAATGTTGGTTGCAAGGATAACTTGCCGCCTAAAATAAGGAAATCCAAGAAGAAATATGCTGCATTTTCGTAAGCCCATTCGCGGATATTAACTGGTGATGCCAGCACCCCATCCCAGAACCATTGGTTAGCAATACAAACTTTACAAGCCTCCTGGAAGCCAGGCCAGTCAATCATTGATTCAGGTATTAGTTTATTTGCACCAACCAATGGTGATCGCAATAAAGCACGTAGTATTTCAGGGAATAAATGCGTAGGGCCGATGATGCCAGAGGTTGGCGAATAGCCTGTTGTGGTGCCGGTTGATGGATCAACCATCCGCACCGTTTCACGGCCTTGCTTAGCGTAATAAGTAAGATTACTAAAATCGCTCCACTCTTTACCGCTACGTAATTGCAAACCTATCATTGCCATGCGGTCATATTGCGGTGCAAATTCTTCTGGTCCGTATAAACCTTTTCTGTAATTTATCCGTTGCTCATTGATATAAACTACTTGGTGTTCAGGACCATTCTGGTGGCTGCCTTCTTGCTGGTCATAATAGTAAACATCTGTGACAGCATCGAAAGGTTCAGATACACGTAGCTGAGCAGTAGAGCGAAGCGTCGCAACTCTCATTGGAGGTAGCGAATGAGCGGTTCCAACTACTTGAATATTATCTCCGATTTTATAATTAGATCCCCTGTCTCGAACAATTACATCAGCTATCCAGACGTTTGATCCTTCTGTAACAACACTTACTTGCGCCTGCACCGTTCCGTTTATTGGTGTTGCCGAATTAGGAGGTTTATCTAGTACATAGGTGCCTGAAGCACCCCCCGTAGAACGAACAATCGTGACAAAACTTCCAGCTAAATTTGCATTAGTCCACATGTAACCTATTCCACCTGTATCTATGTAACCTGCATTATAACCAGTAATATTTAACACTTGGCTAGTTAAACTCATGCTTACTGTTATTGTGCTTCCAGTGTCGGGATGTGTAAAAACGGCTTCATTTGTATGACGTTGGCCTAATCCATCTGGATATGGTGCTCCTAACACATCTGTATGTAGCCAACGTGTACCAAAACCAATTATTACTGTACCTTTTGGTTCCTGAGTCTCAGTTACATATGAACTTGCGCTTACTGTTAAGCCGCTACCAGGTCCTCCGGTAGTAGTGTTATAAACCGTTGGCGCTATATAACCGGTGGTTGAATATTCAACAGCTCCTAATGATTCGACAGCTCCTTCCGTGGGTTTACCGCCGTAATACATAACGCTATTTGTTGCTGCTTGTTCTTCTATCATTTCTCTATATCCTTTGTAATAAACTGTAACCGGTCCCAGAGCTGTATCTACTGTGTGGTGTACCGGGCCGCCAGATCTTGCATCTAATACGCAGATTGGGTTACCGGCCCCCTTGCCATAAGTAAGATAACCCCCACCTGATATAGGCCGTAATCTAATTTCATACTGAAAACCAGGATTAGGCAAACGAATACGAATAAAATTAAACTGATCTATTGGTGTGCGACCTTTAACGCAAAAAGGTGAACCTGGTGCAGGATCGAGACCAATCCAGCTATCATCGCCTTTCTTGCGGATTTGAAGTCTAAAAATAGAATACCTTAATCCATACTCGGAATAACTTCCGACATTATAAGTATTACCGCCAGCTTCAAGATCACTTAATGTGCCATCATCAGGTATTGCAGCAAAGTTTGCTATGCCTGTAAATCTTTTCCATACTTGTGATTTTATGCCAATTTCAACTTGGTTTAATTTACGTGTTGTTGTTATATTAGCTAATGCTAGTTTTGAGATTGTAGGGCCATCGGCAGGGTTACTATAACTGGTTAAGATTAGCCCACGGAAATCAGGATGCGGAATTACAATTTGTTCTGACACTAACCGCACATTGCCTTCTACTAAAACTTTAAAATAGTATTTTTTACGTGTACTTGTATCCCATAAAGCGGTTGCAGGGTCGGAGCCTGTACATGTTACTTCCGCTCCACCTATCAAATAGGTTTCGCCTATTATAAGAACATCATCACATGATTGCCGATAGTTATCGTCTTTTGCTGCTATGTCCTGCACACCAAAGGAGGTAAATAAATTGATGGTGTTGTCCTCATACATATGAAATTCAATTGTATCGTTTGAATATACAAAAATATCTTTTGTTCCTTGCCCTAGCGTTTCATTATTGACTTTCATAATCCCAGTTCTGCACCCGTAGTGCGATTCGACTTTCTGTCTTTCTATAAGGGAAAGAGAGTTATTTGCAGTTGTAACACGTATTCGCTGAAATGGTAGCCGCCAATGTTGCCCATTACGCAATGGCTCTGATGTACCAAATTGCGTCATTGTTGTTGGTATTCTTACACCACTAAACAATGGTTTTGGTTCTTCTGTACTACCTAGTTGAGCCTGGAATACATCTGGGCCTCTCGCACTAAGTCCGCCTGCAATTTTGTCTGCTGTTGTTATGCGGCCTTCGCCGGGTTGTCCACGCTGAAAATAGACCGCAAATTTATTCTCTTGGTAGCCGCGCAATAAGCTATCGCCAATAGCGAAGCCTTTAAATTCTGGGGTACTGGCAGCCGCTAATTGACCTGCACTAGCTAGAAATAAAGCTAGCAGCTCTTGCCCATCACCTTGGCTTAGTAATTGCGACCATACTAATTTAGTTTCGACTCTTACACCGCCGTAGGTTTTACTACCAAATGTTTGGCGATTAGCAAATACCAGTGGCATCACCTCGCCAAGTCTTGCTAATGGTTGTACTGATGTGAAGCCATCTACATTAGTAAACCTGTTGGAGCCTGTAACGCTGGCGCCAGTTACATCACCACTACGCTGCTGATCTTGCTGCTGTTGCGCTGGATCGGATTGTTTT